CAAGCCGTTCGACAACCAGAAGTGCCCGAGGAGATAACCGATGTACGACATAGGACATACGATCCCCCGTCAGATAACGACCTTCGTTTCTGACACCATGGCAGAGACCGAGCGAGCGCAAGGCCTCTACCCCCAACCCAACCCAACCCTCGCGGCGGCGACCGAGGAGCTCGGTGAAGTAGCCAAAGCCCTTCTGCACATCCGCGAGGGTAAAGCCACCGGCTGGGATGACGTGTACGAAGAGTGCGTACAACTGGCGGCCATGGCGTGTAGGATAGCTCTCGAAGGCGACCCCACGCTCGGTGTGACACCGCCGCCCCACCCTATCTACATCATCGACGACCTCAACAAGGAATGGACACTATGTACGAACTCTTCATAGCCTATCTCTACATCGCCATGACGACGATGGTCACCACCACCGCGGCAGTCCTGTACTTCATCGACGCCTTCAGCCCCGATGAGAAGCCGGACTGGCAAATTTATGGGCTCACCTATCAGGATTACAACGGCGCGCTACGCGGGGGCATATTCTGTGGGCTCCTCTGGCCGCTCTTGTATCTGGCGTTCATGATCGTCGCCGTAACCATCGTGTTCCGCAAGCGCGCACCAAGCCTGTACTGGCTGCAGCTCAAGATCGAGCGCTTCATCGTCTTCACGCGCATAACCAAGATCCGCCGAAAGTAACCAGTGGAACCGCACCTAGAAGAACTCGTCCGGCGGGCGTCGAAGTATCGATATGACCCGCCGGGCATGACCAACTGGTCTATCCCTTGGGACAAGGGCGAGCTCGCCGGCTTCAAGGGCCCGCGTACGTGGCAGACCCAGATCCTCAGCGACATCAAGCATCACTACGAGGATGAGGCGAAGCGATACATGCCCTGCCGCATCGCCGTGCGGTCTGGTCACGGCATAGGCAAGTCTGCACTGGTGGGCTTGATCAGCAACTGGGGCATCGGCACCTGTGTTGACGCCCGCCTGCTGATCACCGCTAACACCGACACGCAGCTGAGGACACGCACCAGCCCCGAGGTGGGACTGTGGATGCGACGCTCAATCATGGGCGAGATCTTCGATACCGACACCATGTCCATTCGGATCAAGGACAAGGACCACGCACCCAACTGGCGCCTCGACTTCCAGCCGTGGTCTATCCAGAACCCTGTCTCCATTCAGGGGCTGCACAATCTACGCAAGCGCATCCTGATCGTGTTCGATGAGGCCTCAGGTATCCCAGACATCATCTGGGAAGGTATCATGGGCGCCACCATCGGAGCGGACACCGAGGTGATCTGGCTCGCGTTTGGCAACCCGAACAAGATCGCCGGCGCCAACTACTTCCACGACATCTGGGGCAAGTACCGCAAGATGTGGACGCGCTACTCGATCGATGCGCGTGACGTCGAGGACACCAACAAGGAACTGATCGCCGAGTGGCTGGAGGTCTACGGCGAGGAGAGTGACTTCTTCAAGGTCCGCGTACGAGGCCTGCCGCCCAAGGCGTCGGCCATGCAGCTCTTCCCTGAGCCGCTGATCGACAAGGCGATAGCCAACCCAGCCAAGTCATTCCCGAATGATGCCTATGTCTGGGGGCTGGACATCGCGAGGTTCGGTGGTGACAGGACGGTGCTGTTCAAGCGCCGCGGCTTCGACGGCAAGACCCACGAGATCAAGTGGTGGGATGACATCGATAGCATGGACCTGATTGGTTACATGAACCAGCAGCTCAAGGACGACCCGTGCGACCACCTCTTCCTTGACATGGGCAACACCGGCGGTGCGATCTACGACGGGCTGGTCAAGCTGGGCAACACCAATGTCACCGGCGTGTGGTTCGGCTCCAAGCCTGACGGCAATGTCGACGGCGTCGTTGTCCTCAACAAGCGAGCGGAGATGTACCTCCGTGGCAAGTCGTGGCTGGGCAACCCGCTGGCATCGCTGCCCCCGATCGATGACCTGCGAGCTGACCTGCTCAACATCAACTACGGCTACGCAGGTGATCAGGTCAGCACCATGCTTGAGCGCAAGGAAGACCTGCGCAAACGCAATCTGCCCTCACCTGACTTTAGTGATGCATGGGCACTCACTTTCGCGTATGGTGTGATGAGCAAAGCGATGCAGGCGGAGGCAACCAACACCGGTTCGGGTGCTGACAACCTCAACCCCGCGATGGACGATTGGGACCCCCAACAGCTCTGAATGCAGATCGATGTGGACATAGAGCCTTCCGATCTTGCATTATCGCCGCACGAACAACAACAGAACCCCTAATGAGGTCGAACGATGTGTTTCTTCTCCCCTGACGTACCCGAGCTCCCTGACGAGCCGGCCAAGAGCCGACTGCCTGATGGTGGCGTCGCTTCGGCATCCGCTTCACAGCGACTGTCGGACCGTATGCGTGCCAAAGCCAAGTCTATCCTGACCTCGCCGCTCGGCATTACCGAGACCGCCCGAACGGGTGGCTCGACCGTGCTCGGCAGTTCAACAGCGTAAACCCTGATGCCCGACTACGGCTCGACCCCTTCCCGCTCTACGCTGAAGAAGGCACAGCACCGCCTCGACAGCATGAAGCGACTGCGCACAGACTTCGAGGGCGCGCTCTCGGATCTGTCGACGCATCTGTCGCCGCGGCGGTACAAGGACTTCACGCGCAAGAACCGGGGCAAGAGGGTGACCAGCGCCATACTGGACCCGGCGCCCGTCTACGCTCGACGCACGCTGCAGTCGGGTATGATGGCTGGCATCACGTCACCCGCCCGCCCGTGGTTCCGGCTTGCCACCTTTGACCCTGAGCTGAGAGAGTTCGGTCCGGTCAAGCAGCACTTGAACATCCGCGAGAAGATCATGCGCGAGACGTTCCAAGCCAGCAACATCTACAACTTCCTGCACACGGTCTATGGTGACATTGGCTGGGCAGGCCAGTTCGGCGGCGGGATATTCTCTGACCCTGATCACCTCATCCGCGGCGATCAGTACCGCCCCGGGGAGTACTGGCTGGCAGCTGACGACAACCACCAGATCGACACCATGGGCCGGCGCGCGGACATGTCTGTCGAACAGACCGTGGCGCGCTTCGGTCTGGGCAACGTCAGCAAGATCGTCCGTCAGATGTACGACAAGGGCGACTACGACGAGAACATTGAGGTCATGAGCCTCATCGGCCCTCGCGATCGCGAGAAGCAAGAAGAGGCTCGCGAAGAGCACCCCGCTGAAGGCCGGCTGTCCCTGCCCATCTACTCCTATTGGTGGGAAGAGGGCGCCAAGGATGAAGATGGGCTGCTCTCCGAGGGCGGCTACATAGAGACGCCGATCATCGCACCGCGTTGGGAGGATGTCGGCGACACCTACGGCTACGGCCCCGGGTGGGATGTGCTGCCAGACGCCAAGCAGCTGCAGTCCATGACGCGCCGCAAGAACGAAGCCATTGAGAAGCAGGTCCGGCCGCCCATGCAGGGTCCGACATCTGCTCGTCAGTCATCTGCCAGCTTGATGCCCGGACACGTCACCTATCTGGATGACCCGACAGGTATGGGGCTCAAGCCGCTGATTGAGAACCGGACCAACCTTCAACATCTGACGATGGACATCGAACAGACCAAAGAGAACATCCGCGAAGGTTTCTACGCGGACCTCTGGCTGATGCTCACCAACTCGACCCGGCGGGAGATAACCGCAAGGGAGATCGAGGAGCGCCATGAAGAGAAGTTGATTGCGCTCGGCCCAGTGCTGGAGCGACTGCAGCAGGAGCTGCTTCGCCCGATCATTGAGCGGACCAGCGCGTTGCTGGAACGAGCCGGCAAGTTTCCTGAGGCCCCCCAAGAACTACAGGGCGAGGGCACACTGAAGGTGGAGTACATCTCCATGCTGGCTCAAGCGCAAAAGGCTGTGGCCACTGGTAGTGTTGAACGCCTCACCGGGTTCGCTGCCGCTGGCTTCGAAGCATTCCCGCGTAGCCGGCACAAGATCAACTTCGATCAAGCCATCGACGAGATGGGAGACATGTTGGGCGTACCGCCGAAGATCATCCGGTCGGATGATGAGGTGGATGCACTTAACGCCAAAGACGACAAGGCCATGCAGCAGCAGCAGCAGATGATGGCCGCAACCGAGCAGGCTGGTGCCGCACAACAGGGTGCTGGTGCAGTCAAACAACTGGCTGAAGCGACGCAAGGTGGTTCCGCTCAGGATCTACTTAGCCGCCTCGGCCTTTCAACACCGTAAGGGAACATAAGATGTCACTGAGCAGCACATTCACCGGCACCGGCGCCTCAACAGCCATACAGGTCGGCAAAGAACCGACGGCGGTATCGATCAACGGCATTACCACTGCCACAATCGAGCTGCAGCGTCAGACGATCGCCGGCACATGGGCCGCGGTCAAGGAGTACACCGCCGACGCCGAAGAGGTGTTGGAGGGCGGACGGCCCGGCCAATACCGTTTCGAATGCACGGCGTGGACATCAGGCACTGTCGTGTGTGAGCTTGGAGGCTAACACCGATGGCGCTGGTATCACCCACCCGCTCGCCGACCCGGGCGTACACCCACGGCCCCTCCGACAGTAGGTGGGGCAGCCCGTACGGCCCCAATCTGATGATCGACCCGGGGATGAACCCGATCGTGTCTGTTGACTGGTCGTATAATGCCGGCACCAACGTGCTCACGCGGACCGGCTCGGCAGGCGGCTGCAACTTTGGCTTCTCCGCCTGCGTGCCCAACACGTTCCATCTTTATGACGGGGTATTCTATCTGATCGAGTATGTTGTGTCTGGCTTCAGCGGAGATACTTGGTCTAATCGCTTTGGCGGCGCCACTACTTTCGGCTCACAAACTGGCAATGGTTCTTTCTCGTTTCTTAAAGCCGCTGAGGCTGCAAATCAGAACTTACAATTCCTTCCTTGGGGCGGCGGCGCGGCAGCAGCGGTGTTCTCTGACATCTCTGTCCGCATAGTTCTCTAACAAGAGAAGAACCCGGTCATCCCGGTCACAACACAACCAACTAGGAGAATACCGATGTTCTACGTAATCAACAAAGACGAGGTGACGGTCACGCCGTTTCCGTTGCTCGCCACGGCATATGCCCATATCGCCGCTGAGATGGAGGTGGGCGACACCCCCTTCAGCGCCTTTCTTCTGTTCGACGAAGCGAACGCGAGCTTCATCGTCCTGACGGTCAGCGGATAACCAGTCATGTCTGCTTTCGGCGAAGCATGGCGGAAGGCCCGCGCTTCAGGCTCCGAGACATTCGAGTTTCGGGGCAAGCTCTATAACACTCGCAAGAAGGGTGAGAGCTCGAAGCAGTGGAAGGCCAAGCTCGCCAAGCAGACAATTGAGAAGGGTAAGCGCGACAATGCACCACCTGTGCCACGCGCTCGCCCGGCCGCGCCGGGGTCTCCTCTCCCCCGTGCGCGGCCGAAAGCTCCCGGTCCTCTGGAAGACCCAGTGGCTGTCGTAGCCACCAATGACACCCCGGCGCCGGCCAGCGACATCGCGAGCATCACCTCAGAGGCTGATGCCGAGGCGCCCATTACCGAGATCATGGTCAAGCTCTATGAGCAGGTTCTCGACCGCTACGCCAAAGGCATGGTCAGCAAAGAAGCCTATGACAATGTAGTGGCCACATACGATAA